CAAGTCATGGTCTTATGCGATGATCCTTTTAATGCTTGCGGCCAAGAATACTATGCGGGTATTGTGCTGTAGAGAGATACAACGTAGTATTGAAGATTCAGTATATCGGCTTCTTACTGATGTTATTGATAGGTATGAAGAGTTAGCGCAATTTTACCAAGTGAAGCAGAATACTATCATCGGCCTTAACGGGTCGGCGTTCTTCTTTACTGGGCTATATCGGAATCAGAAGAAGATTAAATCGTATGAAGGCGTTGATGTATGCTGGGTAGAAGAAGCTGAGGCGGTCAGTCAAGAATCATGGGATTACCTCATCCCCACTATCAGGAAAGAGGGTTCCGAAATATGGGTAACGTTTAACCCTGACCAGTCTACCGACCCTGTAGCTCATATGTTTATTGAGAGTCACCGGGATGGATCGTTGGTTCTAAAAACAACGTATCGAGACAATCCGTTTTTCCCTACACCTCTTACCGAGGAAATGGAATATTGCAAGCGGACTGATTACGAAAAGTACTTATGGATATGGGAAGGCAATTACAGAAAAGTATCTGACAGCCTAATCTTTAAAGGCAAGTTTTCAAGTGTAGACTTTGAAACGCCTGATGACGCTGTGTTTTATTTTGGGGCTGACTGGGGATTCAGTAATGATCCTACTACGTTAATTAGAGCGTTTATTACCGATAACATTTTATATATAGATCATGATGCCTGGGGCTTGGGTGTTGACATTGATAAAACGCCTGCATTATTTGACACAGTGCCGGAATCGAGGAAGTGGAAAATAATAGCCGACAGTGCAAGACCGGAAACTATTAGTTACATTAGGCGGCAAGGATTTAATATTGTCGGTTCTAAAAAGGGTAAGGGCTCAGTAGAAGATGGTATTCAATTCTTGAGAGGGTTTGAGAAGATTATCATTCATCCGAGATGCAAAGACACGCTTGAAGAGTTTAAAACGTATAGCTGGAAAACAGATAAACTTACAGGCGATGCTTTACCGATACCAGAAGACAAGAACAATCACGAGATAGACGGATTGCGATATGCAATGGAACCGCTTATGCGAAACAATAAGATTAGTAATAATATTACAATAGGCTGGTAATAATGATAAACTTTAAGCATCCAGAATATGTTAAATGGGCGCAAGACTGGGAGAAAGATAGAGATGGCATATCCGGCGAAGGGGCTGTCAAGGATAAGAATGAAAGATACCTCCCGAAACTCGGCGGGCAAACGCCTACAGCCTACAGCGCTTATTTAAGGCGGGCTAATTATATCAATTTCTCCGGCCGTACTTTGCAAGCAGGGCTTGGGCAAATACTGCGCAAGAATCCGGTGCTTGACGGGATAGATAAACCAGAGCGATTGTATTATGTGAGCAAAGCTGTGTTGTCTGAAATGATGACTACTAACCGAGGCGGCATACTGGTTGATTACGATGAGATAAAAGATACTCCTGAAACGATTGTATATCGTGCTGAGGATATTATAAACTGGAGATACACTACCCAGTTGGATTTTGTTGTACTTAGCGGATCGGTCTATGTAGAAGATCCTGCTGATAAATACAAAGTAAAAAAAGAAATTGTTTACAAAGAATTATACCTTGAAGAAGGCGTTTACAAATACCGGCTATGGCATAAAGAGAAAGAGGAATATGTACCTGGTGATGAAACAGTGCCGGAGATGTTAGGTCAGCGGTTTAGTTTTATACCGTTCTTTTTTGTTACAACAAACGGTAACACGCCCGATATAGATAAAGCTCCATTATCAGACTTGATTAACTTGAACTTATCGCATTACCGGAATAATGCAGACTATGAGAATATGTTACACTGGACAGGAGCAAAGACTATTGTCACTAAAGGCTGGGGTGATAAGCCTTTTCCTATAGGTGGAGCGCCTGATTTTCCCACAGATGGCGGGGCTGAGTTCCTTGAAGCATCGAGTGATAGCGGATTGAAAGATGAGCTGACTCATAAAGAAGAGGCTATGGCTATATTGGGGTCATCATTATTGTCCGGCAAGAGCAAGAATGTTATAGCTGCAGAGACGGCAAGGATTACCTCATCGGGTGAATATGCAACACTTGCCGATATATCTAACGCAATGTCTGACGTGATGACTAAAGTATATGCTGTCTATGGAGCGTGGCAGGGAAAGAATCCTGACGAGATTAGCATTACATACAACACGGATTTCGAAACTGCGAAACTTGATGCAACTACATTGACAGCGTGGATGACGGCGGTAATGAACGGGCAGCTCTCACAGAAACAATTTTTCTGGAATATGCAGAAATCGGACATGTACGAAGATGGCTGGACATTTGAAGAAGAACAGACTGAAATAGAAGCGGGTGAGCCTGATGGCATCGACGTTCTCTGAGTTCCAAAAGTTAGGATTTAAACTAACTCAGAAGGAATTAGATGCAGCTGAAAAAATCATCATGGCTGAATATACAGCAGCGGCTAAATCAATCGGTTCACAGCTACAGAAACAATATGCAAAATTAGCAGGGGTTAGCCCTGAAAATTATTATAATGAAATGTTGAAATTCGGCAGACTTAAAAATATGCTTAAACAAGTGCATGATGATTATGTCAAGCACTCACTTGCAGCAGGGCGGACGATATCAGCGTCATTAAAAAAGGCTATGTCCGATAATTACTACCGGCAACAGTTTGCTACATCATGGGCAGCGGTTCCAGCAAAGTATGTTGTCCTGCCGGAAAGCCTTATTGAGTTATCGGTGTTAGGCACTGAGGACTCATTTAAAGCTGTTAAGAATGCAGTTAATGACAAGTTCGGCAAGTCGGTCTTATATCAGCCTAAAGCTGGCAGTTTGTCGGCCTTGCTTGCAGATAATAGAACAGCCGAGGTCAAGAAGATTCAAAAGGCAATTACAAGCGGATTGATTAACGGCCAAGGATATGCTGAGACCGTTAAAGATATTAAGAATATTTGCGGTGTTGTAAAGAACGGTAAAATCACAGGCGGTAAGGCAAACGCTATGCGGATACTAAGAACTGAATCGACACGTATCTTGAATAGTGCAGCATTTGCAAACGGTAAACAATTAGAGGCACAAGGCGTTGACGTGTATAAACAATGGGTGGCTACATTAGATAGTTCTACCCGTGATAGACATCAAGCACTTGACGGACAGAAACGGGCAATGGACGAGACTTTTGATCAAGATGGAGATCATGCAATGTATCCCGGGGAGTTTGGGTCTGTTGCCATGAGTGTAAATTGTCGGTGTACACACAATGAAATCATACCGGGGCTTGAACCTGATATTAGAATTGGCAGAGATCCGGTTACTGGTAAAAATGCAGTATTCGGATATAAGAATTATCCAGAATGGAAAGATAGCAAGGAATAGTATACATTATTCCATGCAAATAAATAGTATTCTACCGCTGAGGGGTTAACGTTCAGGGGAATAAATACGGAGTGAATAAATGAGTGATGAATTAGTAAAAGATGAACCGGCTGAAAAGGTGGTTGATGAGAAAAAAGAAGTGTCGATTGATGAACAGTTGTCAAAAATGAAAGCTGAATTTGAAGCTGAAACATTAAAGCGTGAGGAAGCTTGGAAAGCAAAAGTTTCTAAACTTGATAAAGTTATCAGTGAAAAAGATCGTGAAAAGATGTCGGAAGCTGAAAAGCAGAAAGCCGAACTTGAAGATTTACGGCTTGAAAAAGAAACAGCGTCAAAGGAATTAAACGACCTTCGCAAAAAGCGCATTATCGATAGTGCACTTTACGGTGCAGAATTACCCGCTGAATTGTTCGAAGGAAGAATTAGCGGAGAGACTAAAGAGGAAATCGAGGCTGATGTAGCAAGCATGAAAAGCTTTCTGAAAGACTTGATTGACAAAGAAGTCGAAAAACAAACTAAAGCTTTGTTAAAAGGTGACACTCCTCCTAAACAGGATGATAACAATCTTACAGAGCGTGACAAGCTAATAGCTCAGTATGATGAAGCTGAGAAAAAAGGCGATGCAGTTGCGATGTTAGGGCTTAAAGACCGAATCCGCAAATTGCCTAAAAACTAAGGAGAATTAAATGGCTTATACAGACAGCGAAGACCTCAACTATAGAGGAGAACTATTTGCAGTAGGGGCATACCAGACCCCGTTTTTATCAATGATCGGTGGCTTGGGTGGCGGTAAACGTTCATCCAGTTTCTTGTTCCCGGTAGCACAGACTTACGGACTCACAGCAGCTTCACAGCCTGCTATTACAGAAACTGTTTCCGCTGATGCTTCATCGGCGTCAGTAACTACAGTTGTAAGAACTCAGGACACTAATACTGCACAGATTTTCAAAGAAGATGTTGCAGTTACTTTTATGAAACAGTCTCAGTATGGGGCTATGAGTGGCATTAACACTGACGCTTCAAACCCGGTAACTTCCGAGCTTACTTTTCAGAAAAATGCAGCATTGAAACAGATGGCGATTGATATGGAATATACTTTCTTGAATGGTGAGTATATTACCGCTGCCGACTCAACTACTGCTGCAAAGTCAAGAGGAATTATAACTGCTGCGGTATCTAATACTGAAGCGGCTGGAGATGTGGCACTCTCAACTACACTTATGAATCAGCTACTTGTCGAGATGGCCACTAATGGAGCTGTATTTGACAACTGTGTTATTTTCGTAAATGGATTTCAGAA